GGGAGTGCCAAATAAAGTCTCTTGGTTTAGCGATGCTACCTCATTGATGTTTGGATAATAATTTGTACATTCCTGCGCAGATATCGGCAAGCTAGGGCTTGTATAGAATCCATTGGCAATTGGTAGGATAGTTACAGCCATTAGTGGATGCTCAATACAGCACGGCTGACAATGATGTTGTTTGTTGCTGTAAGATTCTGCACAAATATTTCAATGTAATCATTGGCAGCCATCTGCAATTGCCACGTAAGCGGAACAGCTTGGTGTGCCAGATGCGTTACGATTGTTTCAATTCTCGACCCAGCAATAACGGTCCCATTCTTGGCCAGATATACTTGCAGGTCTTGGTTGACTCCGAGTATAGGATCAAGACTCAATGCTGCATTTACTCTCATATATTGAGTAGTTGTCCCAGTATAGGTAAGTCTGCCACCAGTAGTACCAGTCATTTGACTTTGTAGATCGACAGTCCACGTACCAGCCACAAGTACAGGGACCGATGTTGATGCAATGACAGTAGCCGTGGCATTGCCCTGCATATACACCTGTCCCCTAGCCTCTGATACTGCTGACGCATTTGCGATTGTTACAGTATTCCCTACAGAAGCTAGGGTAATGCCTGTACTGGCTACCAGAGAGACGAATGTTGGGCTGGCTGTTGTCTGGTTTAGCATCAGTGGCTTGCCGGTAGCATCAACGGTGAAGTTGTGTTTGACAGACACACCATTCGATGCTGACACGGCAGCATAAATGCCGGAACCACTCTCAATATTACGGATACTATTTACTGTCCCGGCAACATCGAGAACTGGTGTGCCAGTGACTGCTCCAGCCTGTACAATGGTCCCAGTTACACCGAGACCGGCCATGAAATTCCCATAGGCCATCTTGTAGTTGATACCATTATTCCAGATTCCGATATACGAGCCGGAAGGTATAGCTGTCTGTTCTACAAACTCGCTTTGGCGAATTCCATACGTTCTGTCAGGCATTGGTATTTAGCTCCAAAGCAATTGAGTCTGTGCCTTCTGTGAGAATAGTGTTTTCCAGCTCTCGGTAGAAGTGATAGTTGCTGTTGTATTGTCCTTCGTTACCTGAGCCAACAGGTAGAGTGCCGGGAAGTCTTGAGCCTGCCATAGTCTGGCCAAGCATACGCATCGCAGTCATGCCCTCCCTGGCTGCAAGTGCAAGTGCTTCTGGTATCGCTGCGTTGTAGTCTGGAGCCACCTCGACAGCCATATTAGCTATCAAGCCCCGTAACGCTCCGACAGGAATGGTGACAGTATCGCCAAGATTAGCAACTACTGTGTACCCAAGATTCACGCCAGTTGCTGCCAGCGCGGTCATAAAGTTATTCATGGCGAAGATGAAGTCTTGATATTCATCTGCTTCTAATGGTGCTTCGGATGCTTGGAACAGAATCCTCTGGAGTGCAGCTTTCGCTACTTGTGCTACCGTTGCCATGTTACTCCCGTAGTGTTGGTGGTCTGCCCCTGCGTCTTGGTATCTCTGTATTGGCTACGTCAGGCATAGCTGCGTCTGACTTTTGATCTACCTTTTGTACATCTTCTTTTGGTTTCCATCCCATTTCACGAGCAATATCCTCGGATTCTGCGTTGATGGTTAATTCTGTGCCGTTGGGCTTAATCCAAACTCTCATATATATCCCATTGCCTGGTTGATTATACAGCAGATATAACCATCAGTAGCAGATACCAGTATGGCTGCTACAGAAAGAAAAGGGGGAGCGTTCTGTTTAGGCTATAACCTGAATCAGATTACTCCACTCCCCCTCTCGTCCATCACTATACGCCGAAGCCCTGACCAGCCATCATCGGGTTGAAGACAGCATATGCTGGCAGCAAGTCGAATCGGATTTTCTGAGTGTTAGCGTTGCCATCCGAGTATTTGCTGATACGGATGCTCATACCGTCTTCGGTTGTAGCTACAGTGTCAGTGGAGTACAGCTTAGGCAGTTTAACAGTGCCAAGACCGAATGCCTGTTTGGTGAAGAACAGGTTTGGCTGGTACAGCGTTGCGGAGGCTGACAAGATGGTGACTACAGCACCGTTGGCAGGAGCCGCAGATACTGTGTTGTACTGGCCATTAGCCTCGTAGATAGCCGGACCTGCCACTACCAAGTTACCAGCGCCAGAACCGTCTAGGGTTACGTCAGCAGTTACCACACCAGTCCATGCAACAACAGTCCCAGTAGCAGATACCATCGGCTGGCGAGTTGCCAGATTCAGGCGGTTGACGTTGGCGATAGTTACCATGTCACCAGCCTTGACTACCATGCTTGCCTGGAATGCTGTGACAGCCAGAGTCTGGGTCATAGTATCTTTAGCAGTTACGTAGGTAGCGTCTGGAGCAGCAGTCAACGTGCCAGATCGGTCAGCACCAGTGCCAGATGTGAAGCTGGCCAGAGTAGACGTTGCTAGTGCACGAAGACCACCGAAATTGGTGGAAATCTGTGCATTCTCCCAAGCAGTGCGTACCAGTGAATCACCTACATACAGACCGGCCTGAGCAGATGCCAAGCCAGCAGTGGTAAATGGATTCATTACATAGAATCGTTCAGCACTAGGACTAATGCCGATTGAATCCATCAGTGCGCCTGCACCTGCTACGTCAGACCATTTGGTCACACCAGTACCATGCGAGCCGTACTTCAGCGAAGCGTTTTTGTACATATACGAACCAAAGTCTGTTTCCAGATCGGTTACGATACGACGAGCCATTGGAGCCAGGATTTCTTCAAGCTGATCCAATTGCAGTGCTTCTTCTACGTTGCCCCATTCTGTAGCTACAGTGAAGTAGTTTTGAACAGTGCCGGTAGCCTTGCCAGCGATAATGGTTGACTTGGTGGACGAGGAAATATCACCACCAGATGTGCGGATCGATGCGTAGTCATGCGGACGTTTAAAGTCTACATAGCTGCCGCTGGATGGGTTGAACTTATCAGCCAGAAGCTGTGTGTCAACAGCCTTGGTCAATACTCGTGCATCTTCGAAGGCATCAAGGAATACCCTTGCCACCTTCCGTGTAATGTTACTACTTAAATTATTAGCCATTGCAAATTACCTTTATTCGAATATAGCCCCTCTGGGGCCGGATTGTTTAGGAGTCCTACCTGATCCACTCATTTTGGTGAGAGGGTCTGGCGTTTTATTTATTCTCGGTCTCAATGCATCCAGCTTCGATTTGATTACGGTAGAGATTCTCACAGCAGCATCCATTGGCTCCATGTAGGACAGGTCTTCCAGCTCCTGCAGATTCTGCGACAGGTACTTGGTAATCAGTGGTCCGTGTTCATCATTCAGAATGTGTCTGACTAACGAATCATCGATCCCAAACTGCGATACCTTGTTGCCTGCTGCCTGCAATTCTTCTGGCTTCATGCCCAACTTTACTGCCCGGTCAGAGTAGGTCTTGATGTTGTTCACCATGACTTCCTGCTGCTTACGAGCCAGGTCGTTTTGACGCACCTGTTCTTGGTGCTTCAATCCGCTTTCCTGTTGATCCCAATGTGCTGCCTGTACCAGTGCCTGATCTCGATACGCCATCCGCTGGCGATACTCTTGATCGGAGTATGCAAACGGGTCTGGTGTTTCAGGGATCATTGGCCTTGATTGCTGTGGCAACCTCGCCTTGACCTCATCTAGCTCACGCCGTAGTCGTTGGGTCTCCCGTTCAGCTTCACGCTGCTTGAAGACTTTTTTGGCTATTGCGTCATCAAATACTCTTTGTTGATCTGCATCGAACTTGATTGTTTTCTCGTGGTTATCTCCACTATCCGGTGCTGGTGCGGAATCAGTGTCTTCGGCTTCTTCAGCCTCGACCTGATCGTCAACCTCTGGCTCTGTACCTACGTCAGCATCTAGATTGCCTTCGATTTCGTACTTGTCGTCGGTTGCTTGCAGCTCTTTACTCATGGTTCGCCCCTAAAAAGGTAATCTGCCCAGAAAAGGTCTGGTTGCCTGTGGATAGATTATCATAAATTGTCATATGGTGACAAATATTGTCACAAAGTGACAAATATGGTCACACAGCAACTAGGGACAAGATAAGGCACAAAATGGTTAGTTTTGTCCCTTGTTAGATGGGATTGGTGGTGATAGGGATAAAGAATGGGGAGTTGTGAGAATATTATGAAAACAATATCTCACAGTGTGAGAATATTATGAAAACAATATCTCACAGCAGACGGGGACAAGATAAGGCACAAAATGTCTAGTTTTGTCCCTTGACATTCAGAATTGGGTTATTCTTATTGTTATGCAGCTAAGGCAGGATAAGTCGCCTGCGCACTAGCTCTTTGATGAGATTAGGATCGCCGGATATGCCGCTGCTACCTTTATAGG